GAATCAACTAAGAATGAAATCTTATTCGCAGTCTTTGACATCTACTCTTCTTTATAAGCTGTGAACTTGCTCTTTGATATATCTACATCTAGATACATCTCACGTTTAACTTCAATATCCTTGTTTGCTGGTTTTACTCTTAACTCAATACGATTATCGGAAAAACTACCTTTTAGGATTGTAAAGTCACTCATTGTTATCTCACCTTTAACGTAATCAATAGTTCCTACTGAATCATTCAGTAGAATCTTTTCACCAGTGATAGAATCTAGTCTATATAGTACTAATTTTGAATTTCTATCCTCTAGATATGATGTATAGGTTGGGAATTCAAAAGTTGTGAACCCTGTTGATGTGACTACAGGATTATTGCAATCTACTAAGAAAGGATTCTTATAGCAGATCTCATAATAAGAAGATGCGTTTATCTGTGCGATAAAGTCTTTTCTCATAGTAATGTCAGTGTCATTTGACTTGATAGCACGCTCTGCATTATCAATAACACCAATAAACTTACTATATCTAAACTTCCCGTTGAATTTCTCTGTACCAGATGTTTTAAGGTACTCAGTTATTGCATTTGATGCTTTAGTTGCTATTTCAAGAGGAAGTAATTTACTTTCATTACCATTGTAATATATCTTACTTGTCAACTCTAGGTATAGAATAGAAGGATCAACAAACTCAGGTCTTATAGAAGCAACTGTATACTTCTTAAGTTCATCTTTCAAATTAGACTTTGTAAACGCTGACAATGCAGCGGCCTCAGTGGGTTTCACGGAAAGGAATACTTTACCATATGCAGGTGGTTCTTGATCCTCACCACCAAATACAATAATGTCGCTAACTGCTGGATATATGTTTCTAACTATGGCTTTATAATCATTACCAGTAACTGCTCTATTCTGAGAACCATAATACTTAGGAGCATTATACTTGATTTTATCAATACTCTCAATTGCAGCACCACCATTAGCATTCTCAGTGGTTGTTATACTTGTAACACTAAATGGATATGTTACGGGAGCACCATTCTCATCTTCCATTACTCCATTGAAAGTAAAGGTTTTTGCACCATTAGTAACATCACCATTTGTCAATATGTAACTAACCTGAACTACATTACCATTTTCTAATTTCTTTCCAAGTACACCATCACCAAAGAAGATTTCATAGTTCTCATCTTCATTCTCACTAATAAAGTATACCTTATCTGTAGCACTAAGGTCTAATATAGTATTTGCTAACTTATACTCTTCAAATACTGTAGAACTAGCAGATTCATATACTCTTACTTTCAATGTAGTAGTATCAATTCCATTATTAATTAATTTAAACCGTTGAGATTTAATAGTAGTATCAACAGCAGTATTTGTTGTAATAAGAGTACCTTCATATATCGGTACGGAAGTAAATGATGCTACTTTATTAGCAACAGAAACCTTGCTATCATCCTTGAGCACAAAACGATATAAAGACCCATCAAAACTAGTTACAAAACCACTTCCTGCTTTAAGAGTAACTGATTGAGGTGCTGTCCCAGAAAATGTTAATGAAAGATCAACTATTGCTTTGGGTGACGTAATTGATTTTGGTGTGTATCCTAAATTCTTTGCTAGAGCAACTACATTGTCCCTGAGAGTAGAGGAATCAAGGAACAGTTCATTCACTACCATATTGGTATTGAACGCTGTGTAGTACGTATTATATGCCAATACATCAAGCATATTACTTAATACGGAACCTTCAAAATCATAGTCTGTGAAGTCCGACTGTGCTCTCATATAATCTTTGAGAGCTGTCTTGATGTCAGCGAAGTCTAAATTGTTTACTTGGGTATATGGCATTATCTCGTCCGTGCAAGGAAGAAGTCTACAGCGACTGGTGGATTATCTAGACCTCGTATCTTATACGTCATTTCAACGTCAAATCCATTGTCATCAAAGTTAGGTTTAGCAGTTAATGACGTAACTTGTATTCTTGGTTCCCATTTAGCTATAGTATGCCTAATATTACCTTGAATTTGAGCTGATGTTGCATAATCTAGTGGTTCAAACAGATAATTTCGTATGTCAGATCCATAATCAGGTTTAAATGCTCTTTCTCCTTTGTTTGTTAGCAGTAAATTCACTATTGCTTGCTTAATAGCAGAAGCATCCTTACTAACAACTAAGTCATTAGTAACTGGATGCTTCTTAAAAGTAATATTGATGTCCTTGAAGGACAGAGTGGTCGCCATTTACCGACAATATACGAAGTCAGTAGTTATTTAGCGAGTTTTACGTTACTTGATAAAATGTATACTTCAAAAACAACTCTTCACCCTTATGAATAGGTCTGATTGTCTTCACGAAGTACTTATCATCCTCACTCCATTTCACGCAATTGGGATTATCACTATGGTTTATAAAACCACCTAGAGGAGTTCTGTAGATAACGTCTTCTACAACTATATGAGACATACCTAAAACAAAGCCCGCAGGGATATTCTCCCTAGCAAAGATTCCCTGACCTGCTACGGAACTGTTTTGTATATGAAGCCAACTATGTAGTGCTTGGTACGTCATAATACCATTTATACCCCCAGAGACCTTTTGTTTTTGCGCCCTTTTCTACTGTACGTATATTACCATACACTCTACCAGAATATCTACGACCAGTAAAATGCTCTGAACAATCAACCAGAGAATCAAAGTGTATTATCTCACCAGTACTCATATGAACACCCTTTACAGGTTTCATTACATTTTTTCTTCCAATCATTGATATTCTAGAATAGAATTCCTTTCCTTTATCTCTAGTTGCTATATCCCATTCCGATAATGCCATAGCTCTATCACGGAAAAGATACCATCCCTTCACTTGTACCTTTTGAGTGCCTTCTTGATCATTTCTTTCTAAAGCTTTTGATATAGGAGTATTTGCTTTTCTATTCTTTACTATATCCTCTGCTGCATCTGCCTGTGACTCCCACATCTTCTTTATACCCAATTCACGGTTCACACCGTATATCTTACCTCTAATATTAACTCTGTAATTAACCTTTGCTAACTCTTCTCCTTTCCATGACCATCTATAACCATATGCTTGGGCAGTCTTTCCCTCTATACAACATACAATAGTAGTTATGTTGTCTCCTTCTACAGCATGTGCTGCCTCTCCTAGACTACCATAGTCAGCAAGATGTACATATGGTTCATCTATTGAATATTGACTTACTGGTTTTGCATGAGGGTGTACTGCTCCTCTTTTACGTCTAACACCACGACCAACACCTTCTCCACCTTTAGAGGAGTTATAACCATAGGTATAGGTATCTAGTTCTTCTATCCAGAACATTTCCCGTTGATTCATTATATCTTCGGTATCTTCACCTTCTTCAATAGTTTGAATAACTTCAAACTTAAAGTTTTCTGGGCCATACTTTCGTATTGCCCTAGAGATTACCATATCTGCACCACTATGTGCGTTATAGACATGTTCTTTCCATCTGCCTAATGGATCGTCTTTTGTAGTTTTACCAACGTATTGTTTTAGATTAATTAGATTAGTTATCTTATAGATATATGCTTTTAGGATTAACATAGTATATTCAGTTTTTAATAATTAATTCGGAGTCTTCGGCGTTGCGCCCTTCGGAGAACTATCTCCCCTGTCCTCTATACCTCTTCTTCTTAGCATTCCTTGAAGTTGCGGAAAGCTTCGTATTCTTTGAAGTACCTTGTCTTGTATTCTTAGGTTGGGCGGGAACGTAATTCCCATCATTGTATAGTGCCATAATTTAAGGACCGCTTGGCGGTATGTAATTTTTTGTATTTAGTATAACGGTTGGATGGAGACCTGCACCTAATATCATACGAGGACCACCAGTTGAACTACCTGCTATATTTGTGTAATCCCCTGTAACACCGACAAGTTTTCCATTGACATGCACTGTCGTGTTCATCTGTGGAATAATTGTCCTAACTCCAGGAACACATGCACCAGGAGGTGAAAGAGGTGTTCCTATTACTACAGAAGGAGGTCCACTAGCATGATAAAAAGTTAGAGGTGCTCCACTAATACCCACATTAGGTGAAATAACAGGAGTACCTGCTAAAGGCATAGCAGTATATGCACAAGGAGGTCCATAAGCAGAGTTAACACTAGGTTGATCTGTATCTGCTGGTCCTGCGATAAATGCCATATTACCTCTTACGTATACGTTGCCATTCTAGCAACTGTTCAACATTATTATGTAGATAGTCAAGTGTCTCAGATATCTTCTGATGATTCTGTGACTTCGGTGGACGGTACATCAACTGTGGACGTTCTAGCGATAACATCCTCTTCTCCAAACTCGTCAACCTCTCGGACAACTGATGGAGTAACTGATTCAATTGCTTGGTGTTCAATTGGTTGTCTACTGTCATCATCTACACCTGAAAAACGTTGTGCAGCTGCAGATTCAAAACCATCACAAAACTGTTCAAAGTTGTTGAGAATCTTTTCATAGTAATTTTCATCTACTGGTATATCCCTCATCCTCTTGATTGGTGCATTTGTACTTCTGGATAATCTGAAATAGGATTGTTAGTATCAATTCCCATCATTCCTTCTTCCATATCCAATACTTTCTTCTCTAATGAGATTAATCTTGTTACTAACTCTTCCATCATGTCAGACATCTTATTTAATTGATGTTCATGAGTAGCAACAGCATATACAGGATCTGCCATCATTGCTTGATGTGCTTTCTCTGGATCTACAGTTTCTGTTGCTTTTAGATAGTTAGCATCTTCAGTCACATATGTCTCGGTAGGTATTGCCGTAATATCATCCAATCCTATCTGAACATCTGCATCATGCCCACCCACGCCCGAAGTGTCTGGGGGAATTAATGTTGTACCTCCCTCTGTTGGGGGAACTATAACTGTGTTTCCCAATTCCTCTGGGATTATTCCAGGAGTCTGAGTTACCTCAATACCTGGAACGGCGTTTGTCTCTGGTGGGTTAATATTTGAATCAGTCATTTTATATGCTCGTCTTTTTTGGGCAAATTTTTGCTGGAAAAATTTTTCTTAATTCTATCATACAAAT